GCTACATCACGCCCATCAATCGTACTATTTGTCGTAAGAGCCCCGGTCATAGTGAGCCCGGTAGCGGTAAAACCTGTTAAAGTTGATACAGGGACAAAGTTAGTGCCGTTGTAAGCAAGAATATCGTTCGTACTTACCCCACCTGTATTAACGTCAGTCATATCAGTGATAGACTGGTTAGACAGAACGAAGGTACCATAAGTTACGACTTCTAAGATATCACCTGTAGCCGCGCCAGAAGCTAACTGAATGCTAGTTCCTGAAGTAGCTGTGAAGTCTGTGCCGTTAACGAGACGGATACCAGATAAGAATACATCTAGGAACCCGGCATCGTAGCCAAGGCTATTAGTATTAGCATCTGCCCCAGTAAAGGTTGTTTGGTTATTTGTCGCTACATACTTGTAACGCTCAGACGTACCGTTGACTGCTGAACCGGCTGATTGCCATCCAGAAGCTCCGTAGACCTTCATGATCTGGGCAGTCGTGTCGAAGTACAAAGTACCTACAACAAGAGATCCACCGTCATTGTCTGTAGTTGGTGCGCTAGACTTAGCCCCAAGGAATCTATCGTCAAATAGATCGTATGAAGCGGCGGCAGACGTAGCACTGTTTGCGGCATTAGTTTCGCTTGTAGAAGCGGCTGATGCGCTGTTAGCGGCGGCAGTCTGTGAATTAGAAGCGTTGGTAGCTGATGTCGCGGCCGCTACTGCGGATCCGTGAATAGTATCAACGTAAGTTTTATTAGTCGCGTCAGTACCCGCTGTTGGAGTACCTAGACCTGTAATCTTGTTGGAACCCATTGCAAGGGCACCCGACATTGTATCACCTGACTTGGCTACACGAGTATCGCGCTGGGCGTCTGTGTAGGCTTTAGTAGATGCATCTTGATTAGCTGTCGGATCTGTAACGCCAGTGATCTTATTAGATCCCATAGCGATAACACCGGACATTGTGCCACCCGCTTTGGGTAGCTTAGTCGCAATACTAGCTGTGACCGTGGCTGAGAAATCATCATCGTCATTCAGTGCATCAGCCAGTTCTCCGAGCGTATTAAGCCCAGCGCCAGCATCACCAATGAGAGTAGAGATTTCACCGTCTACATAGGCCTTAGTAGCCGCATCGTTTGCGTTAGTTGGAGCAGTCAGGTTCTCAATAGTAGCTGTAGTTCCAGCATTCATATTAAGAGTGCCGTTAACAACTACGTTAGTGAAGGTCGATGACCCACTAGAAGCTGTTACGTTACCTGTTAGATCGCCTGTAACGTCTCCCGTTACATCGCCAGTCAAGTTACCACTGACGTTACCCGTAACATTACCGCTGATAGCTCCTGAGAAGCCGCCAGAGGCACTTACTGTGGTAAAGGCACCCGAACTGGGGGTTGATCCCCCAATTGCCGTACCGTCGATTGCACCGCCGTTGATATCTACAGAAGCAAGGGTTGCTTGACCGGAGGTAGATACAGTAGTGAAAGATCCTGCGACAGCAGTAGTTGCACCGATAACTGTGTTATCAATGGCACCGCTGTTAATGTCTACTTTGCTAATATTAACTTCGCCAGTTCCTGCCGGGGTAAGGTCAATATTGCCGTTTGTGTTTGTGCTGGTGATAGCATTGCCATCAACCTTTAGGTTATCTACGCGAAGGTCAGTTACTGCGGAGTTAGTACCGATGGTTACGCCATCTATTGTACCGCCGTTAATGTCCGCTGTAGTTACCGCACCTAGATTAGATACTGTAGCGCCCGAGAGGTTAACTGTGCCTGTAGCTGTAAGCCCTGCAAAACTACCAGACGAAGGAGTTCCCGCACCGATTGAAGTGCCGTCTACGCTACCGCCGTCAATGTTTGCTGTATCCGCTTCTAGAGCGTCAATCTTTGCAGTGCCATCAATATACAGATCACGCCACTCAGATCCGGTAGCACCGAGATCGTAAGTAGAATCTGCTGAAGGAATAAGGTGAGATGCTATGTCTGCTGTAATAGTTACAGTGTCAGACGCCGCGTTACCAATTATGGTATTGCCGTTAACTGTTAAGTTACCCGACATGATTGTAGCGCCAGTAATACCTACGCTACCGCCTACTGTAAGGGTAGTCGTTACGCCTAGAGAAGCTAGAGTACTTAGGCCTGTTACACCAAAGGTTCCGCCGACTGTTGCATTGCCTGTAACAGCAAGAATGCCACCTACGTCGGTGTTGCCTGTACTGGACATAGTCTCAGCGTTGATGTCATCGATATAACCTACACCATCAATATAAATATCTTTAAATTGTAAGGTAGAAGTACCCACGTCCACGGTGTTCGTGGCTTTAGGTGCAATAATGTTAGTGTTACTTATCGCCGCTATCGTTACCCAATTAGCATTGTTCGTCGTGTTGAATAAACACATATGGGTGTAGCCGGTATTGGCGTTGATCCANATCGANCCGGGTGCGTANCCCTCTGNGTTNTCNTTGGTNGTTGCNGGGTCNGNCGTGGCAGTCGTATTGTTACGTCCGCCAACACCACCGTGAACCACAGGAAGGTAACCAGAAACCGAGGTAGTAAGAGGGAGTTTAGGGGCGTTGCCCGTGGAGCCATCGTGCGTGTGTCCTGTTGATGAGTTAAATGCGGCTAAAAGTTGGTTAAATTCAGCATTAAGTGGTGGTGCAGTAATATTCGCACCGTTAATGATGTCCGCGACCGATTGTCTAATATATCCCGCCATCAGTTAACGTCTCCCTGCAATGCTAAATTCAAAAACAATACCTTGGATGCTGTAAGGGTTGAAATTTCCCAAAGTAACAAAGGTGAGTTGGCATGAGTAACCGGAGCCTTGTAAGCTCGTCGTAACGATGGGCTTCTCAGTCCCGCCGTAGTTGATATTTGTACCGGCATAATTAATATTTTTCCCTTTATAGCGTACTGGTGCGCCCAACGATTCCTGCGAGTATGAACTTGGTTTTGCTGTGTTGGGATCTTCCCAATCGTAAGTTACAGCCATGTTCAGTGTGAGTGGGCCTTCAGCACGAATAAATGTATTGGCTTTACGCATGGTCTTTTTGACCTCGGTATCGCCGTAATCAAAAAATGGAGTTGCGTATACGGCTAGGATATCCGCGCCGTCAAATTGGTTAGTCTTCTCTTGCTGGTAGACTTTACCGTTATAATCCCCGTGTAAAACTAGTTCGCTAGAATTAACGTATGCCGAGTCACAACAACTCGCTCTAATTCCAACTAGCTCACCAAATTCCCAACCTAGTCTTTGGTCGGCGGAGCGTAGCCCACCAACAATACCAAAGCTGTCTGCGGTGAACGTATCGTCATCTCCAATGAAGTATCTCAACTGCGATTTACTTCGGATGACTACTCCGTTGAGAGTATCTAGATCATAATCCTGCGGTAGGGCTGTAAGTAGTTGCTGTATGCTTTTAGAGATAGTCTCTAATTCGACATCACCAATCCTACTTGTACCAGCTACCGGCCGTAATCCATCAGGTGCTAGAAAAACAAGATCACCCCCTATTTCCAACACCGAGTCTCTTGCAATACAACCTACGTTGGTTGTTATCTGATCTAGAACAAACCCGGCTGTTACGTCGGGGGAAACTTTCTTAATTCCGTTTGTGCCAAAGATAAATAAGTCACCACGGAACGGTTTAAACTGTACTACATCAAATCCGATTGCTAGTTGCCCAGCGCCAGCGGCTGATGTGAATGTAAGAGGGTCTAGAGGTGCGGAGTAAGCTACAGTTGCTTGTGCTACTCTATCACCAGCCAGAAAGAGATGGTTTTCAAACGCATCTACAAGCTCTGGTCTTTCTAAAGCACTTGCTCCACCGGGGCTTGATGACCCACCTGAATTAGATGGTGAAATTGCTTTCCAGTTAACCCCGTCGAATAAAATAGCGTTGTTCACGCCATCTACAAAACATATTCTGTTACCACCACCGAAGTTAAATGATATGTGACGGAGTTTCTTTACTACTCGGACGCCATCTTTGTATTTGTGTACAACTCCAGTGTTGTAAGCCGCCCATGCCGCGAAGGGTACATATCGGTAGAACTTATACTCGTTGGTATCGATCTCGATTATGTCACCGACTGTAGCACCGGCTGAAAGAGTTACACTAGTAGCATCTTGGCTGTATCCCGAAAGGGTAGTCGTTACACCACTTCTTGTTTGCTTAACAATTGTATTGGAGGTGTTATTGTTAGCTAGTGTTCTAGAGTTTGTGTCCGCCCCAGAGAAAACTGTCTGTCCTGCTGTCGCAGTGTAGGTGAATTTCTTTACCTTACGAGATGCTATAACAACGGTACTATCTAGGTTGTCATCTTTAAAGATAGCTACGGATAGTATCTTACCTTCAGAGTTAGCTGGGTCTACTTCTTGGTGATTAGCGTTGGCATTGTACGGAGTGAAACCTTCAATCCGCCGATATCCACCAAATAGGCTAACCTCGTAATTAACTAGTCTTGTAGCGGCACCGGGGGCGTTTTCACTTAAATCAAGATGATTTTCGTTACTGTTTAACCCGCCACCACAGATGACTTTGTATGACTGTACGCGATCTGCCATCTTAGAGACCTATATATTCGGGGCTCATTTTAGAACTTTTAGAGATCCGTGTGTCGTAAACTCGCTCATATTTGTTGATGAAAATGCCCTGCATGTTTTTAACGCCTTGCTGGAACACTTGTAGTGTTACGCCAGCGGCTTCAGGATTATCCCGGAACATGTACATGTAGTACAAAGCACCATCGATAATTACGTTGTCGTATGAATTAGGAATTCTAGTCGTGTCAGAGTATGCGGTAAGGCCTACGTTATTCATGTAGTACTTAAACTGGAGGTTGTAGGCTTTATCTGGGGATGAGGTTACGATGTAACCATTACCGTGAGACGGGGCTACTGCATCCGGGCAACTTACGCCAAGGGCTCCAGCATCATCGTCCTTACTTTTGTAATGTTTGTAGTAAACATCACGATCCATGAACTCCAACATCTTGTGGTCTACGTTAAGAGACACATTCTTTTGGATCTGGAAGCTGTTCCAATCTACGACTTTAAAAAATTCAGGCCAAGAATACTCTTCCTGACCTACTGCTAATACTTGCGTGTGTTGTGCGGCGTTAAACGGCCACTCGTACTCCGCTTGATTAATCTGACCAATAGCATCGGCAATAGCATCCTTCGCAAGAGTTTGAATACCCCGCGTGTTTGCAAAATCTGCTTCCGCAATTTCTACTTCGTTTATTTTACGAAGCAGTTTATTGGTAAGGCTTAGATATGTAGATGCCATTGGTCAAATTACTCGAATTTTAGATAAAAAAGGGGTAACCCTCCGAAGAAGGCCACCCCTTGGTAGGTTACGCTAAGTTGTAATGCGCAGTCATTAGACCTTCAGGACGAAGGATCTTACGACCATACAATTGCATACCACGAACGATGTCAGCGAAAGACGCTGTATCACGATAGCTTTCAGTCTTAGCTAACTGCTGTGCAGTAGCTACGGCAGACTGGTGTCCAGCTACAACGATACCAAAGTTCTCTTCTGAACCGGCTGATGCAGAAGTTCCTGCGCCTGTTCCGAAGTATGGCAAGTTGTTAGACTTGTACACTTTAAAGCCACGGATAAGACCGCTACCAACACGACCATTGCGTAGCTCTTCGCCACCGCCAAAGTCAGAATTGATGAACTTAGAGTCTTCGTCCATTAGCAACTCATAGAACACTGGGTCTGCAACGAACCAACGATCTGCTGTGTCCACGTTAGCTTCATCCATCTTACGCGCCATTCTGTTAAGAACTGCTAGAGGGCTAGTGATTGCACCAGCACCGCCACCAGCGGCTAGAGGGATAGAAGTCAATGCGTGAGTATCAGCATCTGCTGAACCACCAAGATCAGAACCACCGAAATCAGTGATGTCCAACTTGTTAGCAAGCAACAGCTCGTCAGCACCAGCGGCTGAGTCAGCCTTAGTACCGTTAGCGGCAGAACGTGCAATCCAAGCATTGTTAGCAGAGTTACGCTCAAAACCAGACAAGTAACCTAATACTTCTTGGTCATAAGTGTCACGCAGTTTAAATGCGGCACGATCAGTCGCTAAGTCCATGAAGTTAACATGGCTGTGTGCGGCTTCAATATCATCAATCTTGAACATGTAGTAGTTCGCCTGATCGATGGTGAGTGAGAAATCAGCATCTACTAGATCCTGCGCCGCAACTGCTGTGCCACGAGCATAATCTGATACTGTGATTTCTGGTTCTTTGATTATCTTGACGCTATCGCCGTAAGAGGCGATTTCACCCATATAATCGGTGTTAGTGATGTCTTCCACCACTGAGCTATTCCTGAAAGATTTTTGAACCTTCTGGGAATAAATTACAGGACTAAAGTTACCGTTGTTTAGGTTAGTGTAGCCCGACGCTTTTTGAAAAGCCATAATGCATCTCCTATAGATGTTAAGTTAAATCAGCACTAAAATTGTGTGGATTGCTCAATTATTGTTGAACTACGCCACTAGTGCCGGAACAAAACAGAATAAAATACTTCATTAAGGGCTAAGTCTTTCTGGGTATCTTCGTAGTGAAGGGCCAAAGATACTTAGGTAACTTTAGAGTGTTTTTCTGAAATTTAAGGGAAGGTGAGGTAGGAAGGTATGTATAACTGGAGTTAGACTCCCGAAATACATATTCTTCGGCTCAGGGTTTGTTAAGGTTGTTATACCACAATAACTAAGTAATTAGCAAGGGGTTTAACGCGCTCCACCAGTTACATCGTACTCAAACAGCCCTTTACTGATTGATTCCATGATTTTGGATTCATTTTTCTCGTATTCATCCGCATTCATGTTCTGTACCTGACTTTCTGTGAAGGTAGCTCGGCCACTTGTTGGGGTGGCTACACCACTTCTACCAATCGCCTGTGCGGCGGCACTGGAATTCTTAGTGCGTACCTTACGAATGCCTTTGTCGGACTTATAGAGATCAATTGCTCTAGCGGCCGCCTTGGGATCCGTATTGTTCTTATAGAGGGCATCTTGAACATATGTTGGTTGTTCCATTACCCAATTATGAAATTCTTTTGATGCTCTAATCTTGTCAAAGTCCGGGTGGAACTTTTTAAGTTCTAGCATCGCCTTTTCCGCCTTTATGCCTTGTTGCTGTTTCTTGATTTCATCAAACTCAAGCTTGGCATCGGTGACGGCTTCCTGAACGCGCTTTTGTGCGATTGTATCAACAATCTTAGCCACATCAGGATACTTCTGTGACCACGCATCAACCTCTTCTTCGGTTTTAGGGAATTTTATCTGACCGCGAGTTGCGTCATTTAATTGAGCTTTAATCTGAGCAATTTCCTGATCTCGTTGTGCCATCTGCCCTTGCATATGACGGCGGAGGTCACCGTATCGCTTCTTAAAACTCTCTTCTTCAGTACCTACTGGTTGAGTAGTAGCTTTTTGTTCAGGCGCTACAGATGCCTCTTCTGTTGCCGTATCGGTTTCATCCCGATAAGCATTTCTATACTTAGCCATATTTCTCCTATTGGGGGCCGTTAAAGTAGACCAGTCGGATGACTGGTGGTTTATGCGGGTAGCCCGAGCCGCAAATTACCTTTTCATCAAAGCGATCTTTACGCTGGGACGATAAGTATTTTTGCCGTCTGAAGAGTCTTCTTCCTCTTCGACTTCCATTGTTTCTTCTTCTATTTCTGCCGTAGCTTCTTCGACTACGTTACCTTCTTCAGTTTCATACTCTGTGCTTTCTTCGTCTGCGTAACCGCAATCGCAGTCTTCACAAGGCATTCCGTAATCTTCCATGCACTCGTCTTCTATGTCTTGTATCTGCCCTTCAGCGTACATAGACATAAGGCCCATCTTAGCCTCATCACGCATTTCCATAAGATGCTTTAAACCGTGCCATCGCACGACATCTGCGGGTACAACGTATTCACCATCACTTAAAACTGCGGGAATATCGTCACGGACATTTTGCTCACTGGAGCCGGGGGGAATTGGATTACCTGATATGTCATCCATACCAACCATCATGCCGCCGAACTCGTCCATCATCATTCCACCGTGGTACATTTCCACAGGCTCCTCATCTTCAAGGGCACGGATAGCACCTTGCAATTCTGGGGAGTCGTTATCGTATCCGGGGACAGCAGATTCTGCTTCTGGCATTAAGCTGTCACTACGCATTTGGGCGTATTCACTAGCTTCTGGTTCACTATCAAAAACAGGCAATTCTTCACCTGTAATAGGATCTATTGGGCCATTCTCTTCAATAAAGCGTTCAAGATCTCTTTGGTCAATCTCATCACCTGTTTCACTGACTGTGGGAATAGTTACCCAGCCGTACTTAGTCTCAAACGTAACTGTACGCTCGGAGAAGTTTTCGCCGGTCTCCTCGTCTTGGTAAACCTTTCGGCCTTTTGTTGT